CCCGGCGTGCGGCCCTTCTCTCCCAACCCCTACGGATACCTAGGGAAACCTCGTCAGACATGGCATTCCGCAGCTACCGACGCGACGCCAACGGGCGCTTTTCCGGCTCTGGCGGCCAGCGCAAGCAAGAAGCACGCCTTGCTGCCAATGAAAAGCGCGCCTCACAACGCGCCAAGACCGTGACTGATGCTGCTGTCCTGGGCGGCAAGTCCGGCACGCTCAAGACGATGGCCAAGAAGGCAGAAAAAAGTGCCAAGGTCAACGCCAAGGCACGCAACGTCTACAAGAGCAAGCGCCTCAGGAATCGCTAAGACGAGCGATTAGTGAATGTCACTAGTGCTCCGTATGCTGAGGGAAGCTAGGCCTACGGCTGGATAGTGCAATGGCTGGACGCCGCTACGTCAGAGACGCCAAAGGGCGATTCGCTTCTAAGGGCGTAGGCGGAATCGGCGGTTACCAAGGACAGACCAGTGGTGAAGGTGCCCGACTGAAAACGAAAGGCCACGTTCGCGAAGGTGGTGGTTCAAAACGTTCTTTGAAGACCAGTGGGCAAGGAGTAATCGCGAAGCCCAAAGGGTTGGCTCCTCAGTCTTCAAGGTCACTGCGTACAGGCGTGGCTGTGAATCGGCTGAATGGTGTCAACGCAAGGATGGGCACTCGCCCTGACACAGCGGCACAGAACATCCCGATGAGCGGTTCGCGTGGGCGTGCCCTTGATCGGGACATCTCCCGCAGCGTGAGTCAGCAGAAGGCAGCTGCACGCACTGCTGATCGCGCTAGGAACAGCAAGTTCAAGACTGAGCAGTCACGAGCGAAGAAGCTGCGTGACGCGCATGTTGGGGCGATTGCTCAGGCGAAAGGCTTGCCCAAGTCGCAGGTGGAAGCTGCGTTGAAGGCACAGACTCCATCGACCCAGATCAAGGCGCTGAAGAACTGGGTCAAGCAAAACCGCACTGCCAAGCCTGCTGCTGCACCTGCTCCGACCTCGACTGGTCGTCAGCGCGTGCGTGGCAACTTCAGGCCGCAGAACCTCTATAGCGGCACTAATCGGAGTGCAGCCAAGGGCTATGGGACTGACGCCGCGGCCAATGTGCGTGAAGCGCGTCGTCGTATTGAAGCCAGCGGCGCTCAGTCAGCACTGAAGAGCAACAAGCGCAGTAGATCGGTCGCCAGCGTTAACGAGAAAACGCCAAACAAGGTCGATGTCAACGCGTCGCATAGCGCCTGGAAGAACCCTCGCGCGGACATGATCCAGTCGCGGCGTAAAAACGAGTTTTCGACGTCGTCTCCCAATCACTACGTCGCGCACGAGCTAGGGCACATCCGAAACCCCAGTAGCCAGATGGCAAAGAGCTGGGACACCCAGTTGCGCGGCAAAGGGCAGATCTATGCCGATGCCGACAAGGTGTTGAACGCCAAGCGAACTGCGCGTCGAGTTAGCCGATATGCAATGACGCAGCCAGCTGAGTTTGCAGCTGAGGTGTCTGCCGGCCTGTCTTTAGGCAAGAAATACGACTCTCGTGTGATGCGTCAATACCGGCAGGTGAACGGGCGTAGAGCCCGCAGCCTGCGCTCTCAACTCAAGAACAAATGAACAAGCCTGAAGTCACCGCCGTTGGCCGCCTCCTCAAGGCGAAGCCTGGTGTTCCTCGTGTTCAGAAGGTGATCGCGATCAATCCTGACGGCAAGATCAAGACGGTGATCAACCGTCCGTGTGATTAGTCGCTTTCACTAGCCCTACGTATCCCGAGGGAAACCTCGGGATATGCCTCCCTGTTGCCATGGCCCGCACCTACAAGCGTGATCAGAACGGTCGGTTCTCATCGGGCGGTGGAGGCGGCGGCAAGCTCGGCAAGAGCGCCAAGAACGAGAAGGCGCGGAAGGCTTACAAAGAGGCAAGCAGCAAGGCGCGTTCTGCAGCTAAAGAGTTTGGTGGTAATAGCCCTGCGGCTGGCAGCAAGTTCGCCAACCGTCAGATTGCTGGGGCCAAGTCTGGCCTGACTCGTGTCACCAAGAAGCTGCACGGCGGCACAGCTAACAACGTTGGCCGCAATACGAGCGACAAGATGCGCGAGGCTCGCCAGAACCTCGGCGGTATGGCCAAGACTCAGCGACGCAGAAAGGCCGAAGGGGTCGCCAAGCCTTCTGCTGGTCTGGCCCGTAATCAAGTGGCCAAGGGCCGTGCTGCCAAGGCCGCTTACAAGTCCAAGTCCGCTAGCAAGCGCAAGGCTGCAGCGGCACGCAAAGGTGGAAGTTTCACCGAGACCCGTACCTTCAAGAACAGCTTGAAAGGGAAGCAGGCCAAGGCGCGTGCTGCCAAGAAAGCAGCCAAGTGATTAGTCGGAACGACTGATGGACTGGAAGCCGCCGCGCAAGGCCCGCCCCCGCGATCAGTGGGGGCAATTTCGTTCTCGGGCTGACATCGCAGCAGAGCAAAGGGCGTCGCGTTTTGATTCTCTTTTGATCGCAGCAGAAGATCTGTACTGGCAGGCCGAAGAAGAACGCGAGACTGATCCCTAGGATTAGGCAGGGATAGGGAACCTAGGTCTAAGGGTTTGAGCGATGCAGATTCCGCCTCCGAATGTGCTTCCTGGCATCCCTCTTGGTGGAGCAGTCCAGTTAGGCATTGAAGGTGGGGCCCAGGACGACCCGAGTGTTCGGGACCTTCAGATCCTGTCGATGATGCCCGCGTGGGAACGGGTGCGGATGGCGCTGACCGATTCGTCCTCGTTACGTGGCATCGGTTCTCGTTTTATCCCGCAGCTGCCAGGGGAAGACTCAGACGGGTACGCAGCGCGCAGCAGCAAGTTTGTCCATGTCCCTTGGTTCGAGGAACTGACTGAGCTTGCGGTTCACAAGCTGTTCCGCAAGACGCTGAATTTCACGACGGAAGACAAGGACCTAGAGGAATGGACTAATGACGTGGACGGGTCTGGCACCGACCTAGAAGCGTTCTGGAAACTGGTCACGAAGGTCGCGATTCAATACGGCCACTGCCATGTCCTCGTTGATATGGCCACAGACGTGAAGCCACGGACGCTGCGTGAAGAGCAGGAGTTCAAGGTGCGTCCAAACCTGTTCGTGATTCGCCCTGACCAGGTGGTTGGGTTCAGGACGGAGCGCAAGGGTGGGCGTGAGCGCCTGGTGCAGTTCAGATATATGGAATACGCGCAGAAGGAAGAAGGTCGCTATGGCTCGAAGTGGGTCGAGCGTGTGCGCGTGCTGGAACCAGGGAAGTTCGAGCTGTGGGAAGCGCCGGAACGTGGCAGCAAGAACTGGCAGCTGATCGAATCTGGCAGCTATGGCCTGGGTGAGATCCCGCTCACGACGGTTTATGGCCGCAAGGAAGGGAGCCTAGTGAGCAGCCCACCGCTGCTTGAAGTGGCGAATTTGAATCTGCTGTATGACCTGGCGCTCTGTGATCACTCTCATCAGATGTCAGTTGCTGCGACGCCAATCCTTGTCCTGAAAGGGTTTGACGAGCACCAGCCGAAGCTGACGGTGAGCGTGAATCGAGCGCTGGCGATGCCTCCTGAGGGCGACGTGAGCTATGTGACGAGTGATTCGGCTGCTTTTGAAGCGCAGGAGAACTACCTGCAATACCTGGCCGAACGGATGAATCAGGTAGCGATCGTCGGGTTCAAGGAGCAGAAGAACGCGGCTGAGGCTGCCGCGGCCAAGCGCATGGATCACTCGGATGAGGATTCAGCGCTGAGCACGATCGCGACGAGCATCGAGCACGCTTTGGAAGAAGCGGTCGATTGGGTTCTGGAGTACATGGGCAGCAGTGCTGACTATGACTATGGGATTCCTGACAACCTGAGCGATGAGATGCTCGATGCGCAGGATGTGGCGCAGCTGTTGGCGTTGCAGACCAGCGGTGTGATCACGAAGGAGACGTTGCTGAGCACTTTGGTGAAGGGAGAGGTGCTTGATATTGATCCGACAGAGGAAGCGGAGCTAGCGAGCCAAGAGTCGCTGGACGACTTGGTAGCGAATCAGGAAGTGATGCAGCAGTTTGCGCCCGACCCACAAGAGGCGGGCACTAATGGCCCTGCATAAACTGAGTCCATACGCCTTGGTATGAATGGCCTGTTGGTATCCGTCACCTTGGTGGCCTCCTGTGCAAGTGCCAGCTGAGTCGCCCCATCAGGCGGCGATTGCTGATCGTGACGCTGAGGTGACCGAAGTGAAGACGAAGACACGTCGTCGCACTACAAAAGAGGCGGACTGATGGCTGGCGTTGCGTCTGCTGCGATCGTTTCCGGTGAATTGATCATCGGTTTAGATGACGGCAGCTTGATTCGAGCTGGTTATGTCCAGGGACCGACTGGACTGACTGGTGAACGTGGCCCGATGGGTGCGACGGGCCCTGCTGGGCGTGATGGGAACGGGTTGCTGCATGGTGCAGGGCTCCCGCAGTTTGGTGATGGAAAGGATGGTGACTTCTATATCGATATAAAGGAATGGAAGGCATACGGGCCGAAGACTGGCGGCAAGTGGGGTTCAGGTGTTGCCCTGCTGCCTAAGGATCGTGGGATGGAACTGCCTACGGGCATGAAGGCTCAGGGCAGTGGTGCTTCCGGGCGTTTCTTTGCTGGTGGCATCTCAGGCCCTAGCTCTGGCGGTATCCCAACTGGCAGTGGCACTGGCGGTCCTTCGCCAATCCTGACCAACGGCACCCCGATGGTGGCTGGCGTTTCAACGCTGATAGCTGAAGACTCGTCAGGTGACGCCATGATCGTTGACCTGTGGGCACAGTCCGCACAGGGCACACTGTTCACTGAGGTTGCCGTTAGCAAGGGCAACGGCACTGATACCGGTTACAGCGTTGTGTATGAAATCCAGATGGGCGTGCAGCCGCCGGTTTTGACCTT